TTTCTTAGCTCTACCTCCTGGCCTTTGCGCTTGACCAGGTATCCGGCGAATACGCCGGCCGAGTAAGTTCTGACGATCACGTATGGTTGTTTAGGTGTTGGCATTGGCGCTCCTTTGTTGTTTGGGTTTTATATTCGCGAGCTTTCGCTCGTTGTTTGCCAGGGTCGGACATGGGTCCGGCTCCAGGAAAAGGAGGTATGGATGATGTGGGCGTCAACCGTATGTGTCCACGTATCCGCCCTTATACGAGGACCGGCCAGAGTCTAAACGGCGGGGCAGGAGGAGAATGGATAAAACCTGAACCCAAATACTGATCACCATTGGTTTGGTGCCCCGCCGATAATAAAAAACGGCTACAGGCGGGGAATGAGAGGATGCACCTATAACCGTTTGTGTTCGTTCCATTGTGGCCTCCAAATAAGTTCCGGTATTCCACTCTTTGAGCCTCGTCTCTCGGAACCGGGCGGTTAACGCCCTTTAGTCCCGAGTCTCTTGAGGTTCAACCCCGCGCCTGCGAGAACCCTTAGGAGCCGAGATCCGAGCCGCACTGCCGCGGCTGCGGTTGCGTGGGTTGAGCGTTGTTAATCAATACCTGATTACAATAAATCATATTGCTAATCAGATTGCAAGCAAAAAATTAATCAAAATGATTTTTTATGGAAGCAATAAAAAACCCGGCAGGAGCCGGGTTTTGGCGGGCATAATGCGAGTGTAACTATGGGATTATTTAGAAGAGGTCCAGAGGCCGCGCCCTTCCTCGCGGGCCCTGCGCTCTAATTGGCGGAACTGCTCTAAGTGCTTAAAGGGGAAGCGGGTGTATGCGAACCCATAGCCTTTTTTGATGATTTCGGCATTAAGAAAAGTGCCATCTTCCAGATAAATATAGGCCAAAGTGCGGCCGTATTTATCCGTGCGCTGCTGATCATATTCCAGTCGGACACGCTTTCCCTCGGCCAGGGCCCTTGTGAAGACGCTGGCTTCTTTCCCGTAGCGTTCGACCGGCTTCTGCGGATGAACCGTCTCTGGGGTGTCGACCCCGATCAGCCTGACTTTCTCGTTGCCATCCAGCACCAAGGTATCGCCATCGATGACGCGGATGCAAAGGCGGAAATTAGCTGCCAAGGCAAATATCGCAAAGGCAAGCAGAAACATGAAAAAGAGAAAGGTTGTGCCTTTTCTCACTAATATGCCTCAAAGCCCCATGAGTTCCACTTTGCAATCTTTTTTCCTGATTGCATATCGTATATGTGTACCCAAGTCCCTTTGGTCTGGGTAGCCATCTCGGAGCATCTGACGGCTAAACAAAAAGCAAGCGCCTCCTTTACCTGAGCATCAATCATCTCCCAAAGCGGAGAGCTAATATACGCCTTGTGATATTCCCACTCCATGCGGAGCAGGCCATCACGCTGCAATGTGTTAATATAGTCTCTCTGGGGCTGAGAGATTTGGTATTCTCCGGCACCCGCAAAGTCACACAAAACAAAAAGACACAACAAAAAACAAGCTGATGCGCGCAGATATTTTATAGCTTTCATTCTCGCCGCCTTTCATCTTTAAATGTTCACACCCCCCCCTCTCCCTGCTCTCTTCTAAACGCAATCCGAATTACACTCCCTCCCAAGGGTTTGTAATTCGGGCAGGAGGCTACCTCTCGTTGTCTCCTGCCCGTCGCCGTTCCAGGGGGCGGCCCCCCTTTCTCTAGATCAGCTATTTTTCTCCTCAACTCCTCAGTGAGAATTTCAAGGTGCCGCACTCGCCCCGCTAGGTCGAGGGTATAGTTGAAGGCTAACACGTTCGACATAATTGCAGCCTTCACCGTCTCATCCCCAGAAGATACTATCCTGAGATAAGCCTGCATGGCTTTTGTCGTGTCATCGCCTCCAGGAGGAGATAAATTGCCCTGCACATCAGGCAGGTCTTTATCAAGATCCTCGGGTGCGATCTTGAAAAAATCAGCAAGTTGGTTTCTTAATTTTGGTCCGATCCCCCTATAAGCACTGCTTCTGGGATCAGAAAACCAAGCTGAAACCTGAGAAGGAAATTTCCCTAGCGCGCGTGCCAAGTCAACATCCCTCATGCCATGCTTATCCATCAACTGCTTGAGATTTTTTTGTCGCCTTTCACGTATTTCCATAATCAAAATGCTTGACTTAAGATTAACAAGGTGATTAACTATTAAACATGAACTTGAAACAATATCTCAAGAATAAAAACAGAGATGGTTTTGCTAAGGAAATAGGAACTACACGGAATTACCTTAACCTGCTCACGTGCGGATCCCGTAAGCCTTCGCCCAAGTTGGCTCGGAAAATCGCCGAAGTGTCCGGCGGAGTAGTTTCCATAATGGAGCTCCTTTTTCCTGAAGATGGCAAATAACTCTCTATCACTATACCACATTTTAACTGTGTCTACTTGAAAAGTCAGAGGTAGGAATAATGGCAGGTTTTTATGGGCAATTCTAATCCTACCTCTCTTTTTTGCTATCTGGAATACAGCAAATGCCCCGTTCGCGGGTACTAAATCACAGTAGTCAGGAGTAAGCATCATGAAGCAACTTGCCATTGATTTCACACCACAGCCGATTATGACAGGGAAGAAAACAGAGCGCCTTGCCGTTCCCTGCTCGCCTGAGTTTATCCAGTTCCTCGATATGCTTGCCCGGCTGCACAATCGCACTCGGGCGGAGCTGGCTTTCGATTTCATCTTAGAGGGTATGCAAAGAGCGCTTGGTAATGCATTCATGGCTGAACCTTTCTTGGAAAAGCAATTAAGCGAACTCATGAGCAAATGATAAGCAATTTTTTTTTATCCTGTCACGTAAACCTTGGTGTGACGAAGGTATACCTAGACAGAACAAGAACTTAAGCGGAATTGACCAAGGGAGAATAAATGCCACGTCTAGTATATGTTGCTGGACCATATTCCAGCGATCCAGAAGCCAACACCAACCGAGCCATTGAAGCAGCCAGCCAACTTATCGATTGGGGTTATGTCCCATTTGTCCCGCACTTATCCCATTTCATTGACCGGCAATACTCTAAACCATACTCCACTTGGATGCGTATAGATACCACATTTCAGGTGTGGTGCGACTCACTGTTGAGGTTGCCGGGTACGAGTCCCGGAGCCGACAAAGAGGTGGAATTCGCCAAGAAGATAGGGCAGAAGGTTTACTACGATCTGGAGGAGTTGAGGCCATGATTACCGATTGGGCTGGCATCCTCGCTGGGTATAACAAGAAGAACGGTACCACCTATCCAGATATAAAAAGCCTGTTTGAGGCGCTTTATAAAGAAACCTATAGCGCGAGAGCTATTGGCAGGCTTTTTGGCTTAGATGTAAATACCATCCGGCGTAAGTTTAAGCGCTGCGGCATTCCCCTGCTTGGATTAAAGGGAAGTTTCCCCACCAAAAAAGTGGCCATATTCCAATTACTCGAACAAAACCCGCAAACATCGATCGACGAGATTGCCGCTCAGGTTGATTGTCACCGGGAATACGCAGTTCATATGAGGAAACAATTCTTAAGTGGCCTGCCCGCAATTCCCAAGAAAAAAGAGAGAATTCAAAACGTATCGTTTCCGCAAAACCCAATTAGGCGCAAGGTGGGGGAGCGCACGGTTAAGTTCTGCGATTGCCCCCATTACGAGAAGTGTCTCAATGTAGCCTACCGCGGGCAGTGGACAAGCTGGGATTGCCGCTCTTGCGACAACCATGATCCGGACCACGAAAGCGCTTACGGCTTTATTGTTTCAACCAATACCGGCAGCACATCTAATAAACACGCATCCGGGCAGTTTCGGCCGTGCAGGGTTCTCCGATTTGGCGAGACCATGAAATGATATTGGCCGACTGCCCGGGTGCTCAATAACAAGGAGGGGTGTTGTGGATGACAAGGAACAACTTGAGAACGCCTGCGGCGAGGTGATTCAAGGCGCCTTTCGCTTGGGGTTGTTTGGAGACACAGAGCAGACGCGGTGAGTGATGTATTGTGCCAATGTTTTGCGAACATGTTTAAAGAGAGTAGCGGCGAATGAATCACTGGCCGAGAAAGCAGGAGGTTAATTTGAACACAGTACCCGGATATGAGGACCTGGAGCAAGTTTTGTCTCTTGCCTATGATCGGGCTGCAAAGGGGAAAGGCAAAGAACGACACGCTGATGATTTACCATTTCGGGATCAGTGGATTATTGAGGGATTGGAGATCCACGGGATAGGTGCGGCACTGTTTCAGGCAGAGAAGAAAATCAGAGAAGTCAAGAATATTAAGGACCCGCAAGCAAAAGCGAATGAATTGCTTGACGTAATGGTGTATATGGCTGCGGCAGTATTGGTTTTGTCAAGGCAGGCCAAAGACAGTATCGCTCCCGGTCGAGTGCCTGAGAAGGCGTTTTATTATGGTGATGCAACACTAGACCAGTTAGAGGAGGTGACACATGGCCGGATATAACCATTGCTGTTTTGTCGGGAACCTAGGACGCGATGTTGAGCTCAAATACACACAGGCAGGAAAAGCGGTTGCCAATACCGTGATCGCCGTCAATGAGAAGTGGGGTGGAGAGGATCATACCGAATGGGTGAACCTCGTGCTCTGGGAGAGACTTGCTGAGGTATTGGCGGAGTATGGGAAGAAGGGCTCACAGATCCTAGTTGCCGGAAGGCTGCAGACGAGAGAATGGGAAGATAATGACGGCAATAAGAGGAAAACAGCGGAAGTTCTTGTGCGGGAGTTGAAGCTGCTCGGCGGCAGGCAGCAGGCGGCGGAGGATCGGCAACCAGGGGATGATAATGGCGTTCCTTTTTGATGTGAGGTTCAACAATGGCGGCAAATCGAACATGGATCAAGATATTCTGTAGCCCTTGGTTAAGGGGGGCGATCAGAGAAGAATCATGTGAAGTGCGAGCTCTTTGGATTGACCTCCTTGCTCTTGCCGGGGATGGCTCTTTTGGCGATGAGGGGAAAATTAAATTAGCAGACATGATCGGCTTGACAGATCAACAAATAGCCGGAGTGATGAAGGTAGACATAGCAACTTGGCAACAAGTTAAGAGCCGTCTTGTTGAAACTGAGCGCATAACAGTTGATGACAACAATATTATCACTGTAACTAATTGGGCAAAATATCAGAGCGAATATTCTCGTCAAAAACAGTATCGGGAAAAGTTACAACCAAAAGTTACAAGTGAAAGTTACAACCAAGAGTTACAGGCAAAAGTACATAGAGAAGGAGAAGGAGAAGGAGAAGGAGAAGGAGAAGGAGAAGAAAATAAGAGTACGGCTTTAGCCGAACTCTCTGAGTTACCTTCTTCTCAATTTTTAGAATTCCATTTGCCCAGCCAAGAAGAAATAGAGCAATCCTCAGAGAAAAAACTTGAGGACAACCTTAATGATGTCGCCGAAAGACTCTACCGGGAAAATATTTTCCCAAAAGTTCATTCATTCACCAATGCAATGCTCAAAAAACATAAAAATCCAAGAGCACTTATTCATGCACTAGGAAGGTGTTATCTCAAAAGACCTCCACAAGAGGAAGCATGGGGTTATTGTGTGCAGATCTTAAAGGTTGAGGATGGAAACTACAATGAACGCGATCACCGGAAAATTGTATAACGAAGCCGTGGAAGATATTGAGAAGAAAATTAAAGAACTGCTTAACCTCGGGATGACACAACAACAAGTAGTTGATTTTTTCAAAAGTCACCTCAAGGCTAAAGAGTCAAACTTTTACTATAAGCAAAAACAACCAAAATCGGCAGGCTCGATATTGCCTCATTTAATGAAAGAGGTTAAGGCAGATAGTAAAGCTGAGAAGATTTTTTACGACATACTTCAAGAAAGAAATATCCGGTTTGATTTCCAATATACTATTGGTCCTTATCGAGCAGATTATCTAATTGAAGGCTTTTTGGTTATTGAGCTTGATGGACCAGTTCATAGGTTTCTACCTCAACAAGTTCATGACGACAGGCGCGATAAATACATGGCAGAGATGGGGTATCAGGTGTTACGTGTCCCATTGTGGATTTTAACCGTTATGCCTGATGTGGTTTTTAAAGAGATTGATGACTTATTGATAGCACACCGAGAAACAAAAAAGAAAAATGTTATCAAGATCAACCGTAGTGAGAAAAAGTAACATGCCCGACTATAGGAAATGGAGAAGATGAAACCCTTTCCACGCCACAAATTCAACGCCAAACGTGCCGATCGAGACGGTATCAAGTTCGATAGTACCAAAGAGGCCCGATATTACGACGAGCTGCAACTTAGGGTGAAGGCCGGCGAAGTGCTCTTCTTCCTGCGGCAAGTGCCATTTGAGTTGCCCGGTGGCGTTAAATACAGGGTAGACTTTCAAGAGTTCTGGGCGGACGGAACAGTTCGCTTCATAGATGTCAAAGGCATGAGGACACAGGAATACATCAACAAAAAGAAGCAGGTTGAAGCGCTTTACCCGGTGGAGATCGAGGAACGATAACCACTCATCTTAGGGGAGAGGCAAGAGATGATAGGCAAAGAAGCTGACTTTAGAGGATATGTCAAGACGGAAGAGGAATCACCGACGTGGGCAAGAATTACTTACACAGGGGCTAAGTGGTTCAAGTTGGGCAAGGAGAAGCAATACAAGACATACGGCGAGATCCGGCAGGCGCTTGATGAGTTTCAACGGGTAGGACGCGGCCACTATTTGAGGCACTACCTGAGTCAGTTTAAAAGTGGGGAATACGTTGCAACGGTTTTTGTGATATAATTGCTGTAATGTTAACCAGACAGCAAACAAAAGAGGGTGACAATGGTAGATGTCGGAAAGGAAATACTAGAAAAAGCGGAATGTTTGTTTTCTGATCTTGAAAAACTCAACGAAGAAACCAAGATTGACATTATTAACAAACTGAGATTGATGATTCATTCTCGTAGCCCGTTTGCAAGAGAGCCGGTTGATTGCGTGCAATGGATAAGGGCAGACGCGGTGGAAGCGAACGACTACAACCCCAATGCTGTGGCCCCCCCCGAAATGATACTCTTAGAGCATTCAATTAAAGAGGATGGATATACACAGCCAATTGTTGCCTGGAATATTGACGAGCATTATGAAGTTGTGGATGGTTTCCACCGGAATCGTGTAGGCAAGGAATCAAAGGACGTAATCGAGCGGATCAGGGGTTACCTGCCGGTAGTGATCATTAACATAGAGAGGCAAGACCGGGGTGATCGTATTGCTTCAACGATCAGACATAACCGAGCAAGAGGAAAACATCAGATTGGTGCAATGTCTGAAATAGTAATTGAGTTAAAACGTAGAAATTGGTCTGACGAGAAGATTGGCAAAGAGCTTGGCATGGACCCCGATGAAGTTCTCCGCCTTTGCCAGATTACGGGACTTGCTGAGATGTTTGCAGATCGAGAATTCTCAGAGGCCTGGGAAGCAGACAGTATTAACGAAGATGACAACCTGGATATTACCGGTGAAGATACAGATGGTGAGGTTGCCGAATTATGAAAAGAGTGTTTTACCCATACCCATTGTGGGAAGAGTGGAAAGATGGAATGTGGCGATTTGTGAGGGGTGAATATCGCAAAGAACTAAAAGATAGAGCAAGGAATTTAATGCTCAACACTACTGGTTTTTACGATGCAATGAAAAAGGCATTGTCAATGTGGCCGATTTCCGCAGAGATGAACTTGTCTGCCAAATGCATGAACCGCAGGGCATGGCTTGGTCATGCCGGGTGCTGCGTGGCTACAAGTTCGCCAGAGGACATTACAAGGGAAGCATGGCACACGCTATCTAAGGAAAAGCAAGATGCGGCCGATGCGGTAGCAGAAAAAGCAATAGCGGAATGGGAGAATAGTTATGCCAAAGCGAAAACTCGGCGTTGATGTTTATACCGAAACCCAAAACCGCATTTCTTGGATGTTTGACAACTTCAAGAAGGTTTACATCAGCTTTTCTGGTGGAAAAGATTCCACCGTTATGCTTCATTTAGTCATGGCTGAAGCAATAAAGAGAAAAAGGAAGGTTGGAATTCTTTTTATTGATCTTGAAGGTCAGTACAATTTGACCATCCGGCACATTGAGAAATGTTACAGAATGTATCAAGACCACTCTGAACGGTTTTGGTGTTGTTTGCCGATACACCTAAGGAACGCTGTCAGCGTCTACCAGCCGCATTGGATATGCTGGGATGGCGAAGCAAGGGATGCCTGGATCAGAGATTTGCCGGAAAACGTTATTAGCGATATTGACTATTTCCCGTTTTTTGCAAAAGGGATGGAGTTCGAGGAGTTTGTTCCCGAGTTTGGCGAGTGGTACTCACAGGGAGAATCTACGGCTTGCTGTGTTGGGATCAGGGCAGATGAAAGCCTAAACCGATTCCGAACTATTGCTTCAACAAGCAAGATAACCCTGCAAGATAAGCAGTGGACTACCCTAATCAGAGACAATCTGTTCAATGTTTATCCGATCTACGATTGGAAAACTCAAGATATATGGACGTTTCACGGTAAACATCCGGAAAAGCCATACAACAAACTCTACGATCTAATGTATAAAGCAGGGCTTACAATTCATCAGATGAGAATATGTCAGCCGTATGGCGATGATCAAAGAAGAGGGTTATGGCTGTTTCATTTGATAGAGCCGGAAACTTGGGCTCGTGTTGTATCAAGAGTAAATGGTGCCAACGGTGGAGCGCTCTACATTCAGGAATGGGGTAACATTAACGGTTACCGTCGCATCTCAAAGCCCCCTAATCACACATGGGAATCGTTTGCTCGGTTGCTGATCAGTTCTATGCCACCAAAAACAAGAGAGCATTATCGAAACAAGATGGCTGTGTTTCAAAAGTGGTGGATGAACAGGGGTTACGTTGACGGCATACCAGATGAAGCCGACTATGCACTCGAAGCGAAACGTAAAGTTCCTTCTTGGAGAAGAGTTTGTAAATCACTTTTAAGGAATGATTATTGGTGTAAGGGATTGAGCTTCACGCAAACGAAGAGTGAAGCATATAGGAAGTATCTTGAGTATATGAAAAGAAAGAGAACCGAATGGAATCTAGAACAGGAAGAAGGGTGAAAAAGAAAGATAGCTGGACTTGCCCAAAGTGCGGAGAAACATGGCCAAAGGAATCAGTTATCGCGAAGTGTGCAAAACAAGATCCATGGCAAAACGATTGTCCGAAGTGTCATAAAGATAAGAAGGATAAATGAATGTCTCTAGCACCTAAACGCCCATGCGCTCGCCCAGGTTGTCCGAACCTGGTAGATAAAGGATATTGCCCGGAGTGTCAGAAGAAGGTGGACAAGAACTATGAACGCACCAGGGAGACGGCTGTTGCACGTGGATATACTCACCGATGGCAGAAGGTGAGGAAGTGGAAACTCTCACGCGACCCACTGTGTCAACCATGCCAGAAGGAGGGAAGGGTGACGCAAGCATTCATGGTGCATCATGCCGATGGTAACAGTAGGAACAACCGGAGTGAGAACCTGGTGAGTGTGTGCCGAGAGTGTCACGAGAAGATACACGGACCGGAACGGTGGAAGGGGAAGGGGGGTAAAAATCCTTAAAAGACAAGGCCTTGGAAACCGGGCTATCAGCTATTTTATTTCTCACGCACAATTAACCTTTGGGGTCAACAAATTGCCGTCGCGCAGCTTGGCGGAGTAAAACATCTCCCGCGTCCGCTTCAGCGCCAGAGGCGCATAACAGTACACGCACCGATGCCCACATCCGGCGTAAAGGTTCGCTGCCAATGGTGAGTACTCCAGGGCCTTTCCACTTGGTTCATAGATTATCGGCATTGTCATTCTCCCTTTTATTGGTTTTCATTCCCCTTTCCTTCGCCTCATTAACCAACCAGTCTCTGAGCCAGCGGGAGAAATTAAACCCTCCGGGTAGTTCTTGCAGGTACGCTAGGGCTTTAGCGCCCGCATCGGTGAGCCAGACGCTTTTATGGTGTTTATCTCTGGGTTTCATTTTCCCTCCGCTTTGGCGATTATGTCTTTTGTTCTTTGCCAAATACTTCCCAAATCCTTCAAAGGTGTGTGGATGTTATAAGATCCAACCGTATCATAAATGATTTGAAGCATTTCGAGCAGATCCGGTGCTGCGGCGATTAACCTGCAATTATCAAGCTGGCGTTCACGGAAGCATGAATGCGACAAATCCGCAATCACGAATGAATCTCCCTGCCTGTCTCTCACTACTACTTGCTCGCGTCCGTTCATTGCCCACGGTCCCGGTGTGTGGTTCATCGTCGTTCCCTCCTGTCGTTTTATTGGTTTAGCTGCCGATAATCATAATCCCAAGCTGCTCGCCATCGTTGGCTCGGAATGCTGTGCGAGCCTCTTTAAGCCACTCATCTTGATTGCGTGGGTGCACGTTCTCGGCGCACCAGGTTTTAATCTCCGCCCAGGTCATGTTACGATCAGGCGGTAGTGCCTTACTCCAAGGATTTACAAGCTGTACTCGTTTTGTCGCCATCTCTCATTCCCTCCTAATCCACGTTCCCGCGTGGCCGGTACCCCGAGGTGGGGCGAATCAACATCATGATTTGAGTATACTGCCAACAATTAGGCATGTCAAGAGTTTTTTTCATTATTTTTCGCTAAAAAAGCCTACTGTTCCCCTTCCAAAAAACCACGCAAAAACAATAATTTACCCCGTAAAATAAGCAAAAACTAACCAAAACAAGCAAAAAGTTCTTCAAAACTCGTACCTCTTCTGGTAAAGTAGAATTAACATCGGATAAGCGTAATTGTCACAAGGGAGAACTTACCACGAGAGGACGGAAGCCGATACCCGCCAAAATCCACCAACTGCGCGGCAATCCCGGTCATCGACCACTGAACGACCAAGAGCCGCAGCCACCATCCTCAAAACCACCATGCCCAAAGTGGCTATCACCCGAAGCCAAGAAGTGCTGGCGCACTCTCTGTAATGACCTTCACGCTATCGGCGTACTCACCAAGATCGACCGCGGCGCTCTCGCTCAATACTGTGAGGCATGGGGCCGCTGGGTAGATGCAATCAAGGTCGTGCAGGAGAAGGGGCCCGTCATGATGACCAAGCATGGCAATGTGATTCAGAACCCCTATCTCGGAGTTGCCAACCGTGCATGGGATCAGGTGAGACAGATGTCAATTGAATTCGGCCTTACCCCGTCAAGTCGCAGTCGTATCAAAGTCGGAAAACCAAAAGAGGAGAGCAATCCATTTGAAGGCTTCTAAGGAGGGGAAGTCTCACACCTACGATGCAACCAAGTACGCCCACGATGTGGTGGAGGGGAAGATCCCTGCCTGTAAGTGGGTGAAGCTCGCCTGCGAACGGCAACTCAAAGACCTTGAGCGATGGAAGGACCGCGACAATTCACCATACTATTTCGACGAGAGCAAGGCAGAACGCATCTGCAACTTTATCGAGAAGCTTCCACATATCAAGGGCGATTGGGCAAAGAAAAAGCAGCTGATTAAGCTGGAGCCGTGGCAGAAGTTCATCTGGACTGCCGTGTTCGGCTGGGTGCGTTCAGATACAGAGATGAGGCGGTTTAGAGAAGCCTATGATGAGGTACCGAGAAAAAATAGTAAGAGTACCATGCTCTCAGCTATTGGCCTCTATATGCTCACCGCTGATGGCGAAATGGGTTCAGAGGTCTATTCCGGCGCCTCAACCGAAAAACAAGCATGGGAAGTATTCGGCCCTGCTCGACTGATGGTTGTGAAATCGCCACAATTGCGTGACTATTTCGGCGTAGATGTCAATGCCAAAAGCATGAGCATAATTAGTACCGCTTCCAAATTTGAACCCTTAATCGGCAAACCAGGTGATGGAGCGTCTCCACACTGTGCCATTGTTGATGAATTTCACGAACACACCGGGCCAGAGCTTTACGACACAATGATTACAGGCATGGGTGCCCGGAAGCAACCCCTGCTGGTCACCATTACCACGGCCGGCGTGAATCTGTCAAGTCCCTGTTACGATAAGCGCACACAAGTCTGCAAGATGCTCGATGGCGTGATTGAGAATGATCAGCTGTTCGGCATTGTTTACACGCTAGACAAGGATGATGATTGGGCAGACTTCTCGCTTTGGCCCAAAGCTAACCCCAACTATCAGGTATCCGTGTTTGAGGACTATCTGAAGCAGCG